TTTTTGCAGATCCTGCCTTCCTTTGCTGCGTTCTTCAGGCCCTTGAGGTAACGCGGCAACGTGACTTCCTCCAGGGCTTTCGCCTTGTCGTAGCTCTTCACGTTTTTCCAGTAAACGGACTCCGAAAGGTAGACCGTCGAATAGGACCAGGCCGCGAACTTATCCAGCGCGGAATCATCAGGACCGGATCGGTACAGGTGCTGAGATGACAGCCATTGATGGAATTTCTCAACGTTTCCCATGCCGACCCTCAGGTTCGTCGTCAGATCCACACGGCTGATGGTGGCACCGGTCCAACGCTCGGACCATTTCTGATCGTTCTGGAGCCAGAACCGTTCAAGACGACCCTCTGTGAACTCTGGCAGACCCAGCCGACGCAACACACCGTTATAGACCTCGATGCAGCGATCCAGCGGCAGGCCGTGCAGGTTATCCAGGCGGCCATAAGCCGAAGGATTGCCGCGAACCTCCAGCCGGCCGGCGACAAAGCGAATGCTCAGGCTGGTTTCAAACGACCCGCGATGCTGAGCGAATTTAGCGATGCTGTAATCAACGCCATCGGCACCACAGAGAGCCAGTTGATCGACAAACTCGCCGGTTTCGGCGTCCAGCACCTGCACATGATCGAGGGAGGCAGCACCCTCGACCGAAACAACGCGCCCGCCGTAGAAATCGCTACCAGCGTGCTCTGGAAACTCCTGGCTGATGTTCAGCCAATCGCAGAAGAATGTGGCCTTTTTCGCTGGCTTCACGTGAAACCCCAATCGTAATTTCAGGCTGTTTTTTATGTAATTACACTGTATTACACATTACGTAATCCCAAAAATGAGACTAACTTTACGTGTTACTAGAACCGTAAAGCGCTGCGCGCTTGGATGACCCCACCTGATCGCCCAGGTACTCAGCAGCATCATGCAGAGCACTCAGCTCGCGCACGGTGGTGATGCCGAACCAAAACCCACAGCACAGGCAAATCAGCGTGAAAAAGAAACCTAGAGCCAACATGGAAACACCTCACGATTTCCGCGACGGCTTACCTGAAAGACTGCGCTATTCAGGCAACCCGCCCCGGACGGATTAGAAGGAATCACGCGCAACCTGGAGGAGTGCAACAAGCGCAGGCAGAGCAAGGGCGGCCTTGTAAGGCAGCGGCTGCTCCAGGAACCAATCGGAAAAAACGCGAATTGCGAGCATAGGGAAACCCTCACGGATTGATGACGGTGAAAAAGGCTGGATTAACGACTTTGGCGGGCGCGTTCTCCAGGAACCAGCGAAGCGCTGTATCAGCTCGCCAGCGACGGGCTGATCCGCGCCTAGTGGCAAGCTCAAAGGAACCGGACTGGGTGATGACCACCAGCGTTACGTAACCAGGGTCATCGAGGATGGTGGCCAGGCCGCATGAAACGACCGAAGCATTATTCAGGAGGAGGGTGAACTCTCGTTCGGATACCAGTTTGCGCATTTTAAACACCCGCACGGTTGGATTCGGTAAGCCAAATTTAACGATTTGGCTACCGATGTCAACCCTAAACCTCGACCTGGAGGAAAATCAGCACCTCGGAAGTCGTTTTTTCGGCAGATTTGGAGCTAAACCAACGAGGCAGGAAGCTAAGCCCGCGCTCTGACTGGCTGGATTTCTTGGAGTTGAGGCCACCGAGGATGATCATTTCGCCGCTTTTCATGCTGACGACAGAGCGAAGCTCCCGCTTGGAGAGAGTCGGGGAATCAATGCCGGACGTGCGATTTTGAGCAAAGTCGGAAATCTGCTGCAGCAGATCCATCTCTATACGGTCGCGATACAACCGCGGCTTCAACTCCAGGATGACGCCAGAGGATCGGTAGCTAATGCTCTGCTGAGCATTCCCCTGGTTGTCCAGCATTGTCGAGGACAGTGTTGGCACCTCCTGACCTACCGAAACACGACCAGTCGAGCCATCAGCGACGCGGAGTGTCGGAGAGGACACAACCGAAAACCGACTGTCACCCGAAACAGCACTAACCAGCGCCGAGAAATCCCCAAGCGTGACCTTGACGAGGTTTTCAGCAGGGGAGAGCAATGACCCTACGCGGATATCCAATTTGCCGGATAGCGCCTGAATGGCGGCCTCGAATGTAGAACCAGTGGTACTGGTATCGGTGAACTCGACAACCAGGGCACGGGCGAACACCTGGCCGGGGGTTTGATCGAGCTGCTCGATAGCATAGAGAACCTGCTCAAGCCGATCCGAATCAGGCCCGCCCAATAGGACAGAACCCGAGATAGCCGGCAGAGACGAACCAAGCAGCAAATTTGCGAGCTGCTGAAGCTCCGCCGCAGGGCGATTCCTTGGCTTGTAGAACTGAACATTTTCCAGGGTCGCGAGCTGAGGCTGCGTGAACGAGGATGCAGGCTGCGTGAACGAGGATGCGGGCTGCGTGAACGAGGATGCGGAATCAAACAGATCTGCAGGCACACCTGGAAGATCGGCGGCGTAATCAGCCTCTAAAAGCTTCCCATCCAGGGAAGGGTTGGCCCTGACGGCTTGGCGCTGAGACGTGAAAACTACCTGGCCTCCAGGCAGATAGGATTTAAAGATGCCAGCCTGCTCCAGGAACGCATCAACTGTCGGCTGTAGCTGATCGGCTGGCAGCTCCGGCAGATCAATCGAAACACGGGCCTTGTTACCCAAAACAGACCCATCCAGGGCATAGGGTATACGCAGAATGTCGCGATAGGTTGACTGCAACAAGGTAAGCACCGGGACGGCCTCATACCGGAGGCTAAGCGTCTCGACAGCCAGGGCGGAGGAGGAAATAACGAGAGCGGCCAGACCCGCAACCAGACTACGAACTTTCATTTTGCGGACCCCTTGTAAGGCTGATTTCCAATCTCGAAATAAACACCGTCTGCATCGCGACGGAATGAACGAGTTGAAACTGTTTTACCGTCTGGAAGGCTGGCAACAAGTTGACCACCGACCACCGTATAACCGACCACAGTCACAGGATCAGGAACAACAGTTGAAAGGGCAGGGGGTTTTGAATAGCCCATGACCATACCCAGGCCAAAGGTGAAAACAATTCCACCAATCAAACCAGACAGAAGCGAACCGCCCATGACTGTTTTATACATTTGCCACCTCGAATGGTATCGGCCATAAACGTGATAGGCCGGTAACTGACAGGAAACACCCTGGAATTCATTGAACGGAGTAAAACGCTGCAACGTGTCATATGCCTTCCAAAAACGCTTACCCCTGGCATATATGCGCTCGACGACTGGAGCTTGCGGAGAGCAACCATATCTAACGGTGCCGACATGAATACGTGGCAACCGAGCGGCAAACCCGAACATCGCAATAAGGGTTCCAACAATTGGAATTGGCAAACGATCCAGACGTTGAGCAGTAATCAAGTGCTCAGCAAACCCATCACGGAACTGCTTATCAAGCATGTTGATGGACTGAATGATATAGATGACATCCCAGCCATGCTTTCGAGAGTGCAAAAACCAGTCGATCAGCTTGTGCCGCTCTTTGTCCTTGTACTCACGCGAGTTCAACCAGGACGCACATTCATCCAGGACAATGAGCCCGTTTTTGGACTCATCACCACCAGTAGGATTAGTGCCAAGCGCCTCCATGTCAGCTGCTGATGGCTGATCTGGCAATCGGTATACGAACGTCCTGGACTCTGGGGGAAGCATATGTTCCAGGAACAGATTCATATTGGTGGCAACCGGCTTACCAGCTTCCAAATACTTTTCAATCATCCGGCAGGCAATAATGCCTTTACCGTTGCCCTTTTTACCCTGCAGGACGAATTCCATTTAGATGCCCCCGAGATACATACCCATGATGTCTTTGTTCAGGTTGTACGCCCAATCAAGTAGACGAGCACCAAACATGGCAGCAATACAGGCTTCTAAATTATGAGGAGCCACAGCGGCCCAGCCGGCCATGAACTCAGGCGGAACATTGAGGACAACAACGATACCGATAAGAAACGCTTTCATCGCAGCGAGAAAGGCACCGGTAATACCGATAAACAGAACAAGGGCAGCAGTAGCAACAGCAGCCCTTCGGCCTAAACGTGCTGCAAACAGTGCAGCGATACCGGTAAACAGTTTGAGCAACCAAGAAGCAAGCATATGCATATAAGGAACTCCTTGCTGTCAGCCCCCCGACACTGCGTGGCGGGGGGGCTGCCAGCGCGTGTTAGTGATTAGCGACGGCCACCGGGCATCTTTGAGGTGTGATAACTGGGATATGCGGATGCCAGGAACAGGTTGAGGACGTACATGCCCGTGTAGATGTAGAGAATCCACGCGAGCACATCACGAACAATCTGGAATTTGTCGCAAAGATCTAATTCGATGAAATGCTGATCGATCCCGTACCGAACTGGACTGCAAGTAGCATCAGGCAGCTCGGGAATCCAGTCCCATTCAAGGCCATGCGTGTCGTCAAAACGGACAGCCTCGGCCTTTTCCATCATCTGGTCGAAGTGGGCCTGTTCTTCGGTTTCCAGGGACTCAAGGCCGGTATCCTTTCCCTCGAAACCGGAATCATCGACTTGCACATAGCAGGGCTGGCCTTCCACGCACAGAGAGCCAGTATCACCGCCGCCAGTATCACCACCGCCAGTGTCGCCACCGCCTGAACCATTACCAGGATTGGTAGGAACTGGAGCTGTTCCAGTACCGTTCTGGATCGCAGTGACCTCTCGATGACCTGTGGCCGGGTCAGTTGGTCCAGTGGTGTACTTAATCCAGGAATTATCAGTTTTGTCCTTATAGACCATTTCACAACCAGCAGAACCACAGGAAGTAGTTAGAGTTTCTACTTCGTTATCCAGCTCGACAGTGCTTGAGTTGATAGTGCGGATATGGCCTGAAGTGGAAACGGTATTGCATTCTGGATTAGCCCAATCCATTTGATATACGCCGTCCACCTGGACAACCTCACAGGGAACGGTTTTTTCGGGCTTCTTAACTAGGGTTGCGTCCTGCAGATTACAAAGAGTGCCTGACTGGACATAACCCTCAGGGCAACTGGTTGCAGTCGCATAGCGATAAGCAGACGTATATACGCAGTTAGGGGAGCTTTCAGAGGCTCCGCCACAAGAAACAGTCGTCTTCTTAACATTCGCACCACGGACGTATTTAGGGTCATCCGGCAAAGTGTTCGGAATGGCAGAAGTCGAAGTTCCGATTGCACCTGGACGGTATCCAATCTCATAGTCCTGAGTGACTACATAGTGAAGCTGGGTATTTGTGGAATTGCGATAGAGCTTGAAGGCTGGCGAACTCATATCCGCAACAACAGCGTCCCAGGTTGAAGGGAAGACCGGTAACTCTGAGAAAGCGTCATAACTGGACTTAGGTACAGGATCAACCTGACCGTCTGGTGCATCGTTATAGCGCTTAGGATCTGGATTTTGACGCTTAGGAAGCGTGCTCAGATCAATCATGACATGAGCAGGAACCTTTTTTGTCGGCTCGGTATATATGGCTGCTGAAGTGGCAAGCATGATGCCGCCAACTGTGGCATGGACTGAGAGTGACTTTGCAGTTGCAGCACGAAGGCCCGCATTCGTTGCGAAGGCGACACGCGACGCATTAATGGCCGTCATTGCCCACTGAGCACCCTGAACAAACCAAACCCATGCAAAAGCACTACTGGCAAGAGTCATAAGACACACTGCCAGAATTAGTTTTTTTCTCATGACAGTTCCCCAGTAATGGAAAGGGGGAGCAATGCTCCCCCTGGATGATCGACGGAGCGACTATTAGGTCGCCTTGTTGCCGAACTTTTTGAACAGCTTCATCAGGATCATCCCGCCGAACACCAGGACCAGAACCGGCCATGCCTGGCCCATAAGGGCTTCAGCCTGACCGGTCATGCTGGCGAACGCGTCCGTTACATATACCGGCAGAGTAGTACCTTCCATCTTTTACCTCACAGGAGTTAAACAACGTTTTCAGTGATTTTGCGGTAGCTATAGATTAGAAAACCGCAGGCATACCCAAACCCCCAAGAGCCGAGGAATTGAAGGCCTAGTTCTAGAACATACATTACCGGTGCAAGCCCCCGAGAAAGCCAATACCAAACGAGAGTACCCAGCCTAGTGCCAACAAAACTTCAGCAGTTGGAAGTTCGGACATTCAGAGAAACCCCGTCTTATTCAACGAGGTCAAGAGTCTGATTTACAGGGACAAGATTGCGAGTCTCGCCAGTGTCCTTATCGGTTACGCGGTAAGCACGTCCCTCGAAACCACCCAGGCGCGCCTTGACCTTGACGGTTTCCTCTGGATCGGCAAAACGGGCCTTGGAGCGAACTTCGACGGTCTGAGGGCGGCTGTAGAGATCAACAGCGGGGCAGACGATGACGGTATAGAAGGTGCCCTCATAGCGACGGACACGCGTTACCTTGCCCTCGATCTGAACGACCATCGGCTGCAGGGAAGACGAAGAAATAGGGTTGATTGCTGCTGCTGTGCTCAT